GTTCCATCTTGCCGGACGGCCAAGCCGTCCAGACCCCATTTGTTCTCGAGTGCGTAACCCCTCAGAGCAGCGTCCCCCGGTCTCTGACCCCAAGCCTACAAGTAGGCTCAAGAGAAAGAGATCGGGAACGCACAGCCTGCTAGAATGCAGAACTGTGCTAGACGCCCTCGATTGGGCTGCCTACGTCATGCGTGCCAATGCTGATCTTAAAAAGTCAGCTGGCGCGATGGCGCAGACGCACTCGCGACTCGTCCGATTACGGCAGATCGTGCATCAATGCACGAGCCGTGGCGGACAAACCGGGACCCCTAGCAAGGGCCCCGGGCAAACCTCTGCGGAGCTCCTTAGAGCCCGCTACCGTCAATTGCACAAGAACTTGACTCCCATAGTGGAAGCGTTCGTTCTCATACACGGTGATCACCAATCACCAAATCCACATTCCGCGGCGGCGGGTAGGCTTTTGTTAGCCCACCTCACCAATATCCTCCACAACGGAGTGAAGGCACTCAAAGACCAAGCTGACTACGCGAGGGCGAAGTCAGTCTCCGATCCTGTTAGACAGGTGGAGAAATACCCTGGAAGAAATCTGCGAGGAACATCAGCCCGAAGGCTGTTCGTCGCATCCACCGTTGCACGAGCTGTGCAGATGGACAAGGTATCTGAGACTAAGAGTGTGACCGAGGACTTCCTTGCGAACAAGGGACACCAGGCCGAGAAACGCTGGATGAGCGTTCGGCCGTTTGAGGAGGTGTCCCTACGTCGCTTGGAAACGTATATCTCCACTAAGCTTGGTCCAGAAATTGCCCGCAAGATGCAGGGCAAGGACGATGCTCAGGCTTGTCTGCCATCTGATAACGCTGCTTTCAGCGCGACTGGCCGCCCCCTCCAGAAGTTTCCAAGGAAACCCGGAGGGGGGGCAGCTGCGCTCAGCCAGATGGCATGGGACAAGTGGTGCGAACTGCAAGACATCGATATGTTCGATGCGGAGGCGCGCAAGCGCGAGCTCCTGCAGCAGCACCAGAGTGTCGGAGTGCTGTCAGAGTACCGAAAGACTCACCGAGTGAGTCCCGATGAAGATGAACTACAGGTTGAAGGCCGCTTGGTGAAGGGCCCGTACCTGGTCGTCGAAGCATACAACATCATATGGAACAAAGAACAGGGTTCCGACCATACAGTGGATAGGTGGTACCGCGCATGTATGGAAATGATGAGCGCGAAGGCGTGGAGACGGGGCATGGCCCTTGATGGTCTCACACGCGCAGGTATAATGGGACTTATGGTGCAACGGAGGTGCTACCAGAAGCTGGTGGAGCTTCTTGGTCACGACTTGGAGGAGGTAATAGCGTGGGAAAGGCAGAGAACGGGGGTTGCCAAGGGCCCCCCGATCCCGCGCCTACCTACTGCAAGTGACACATCTCTGTGGTCGATGTGTGTGACCAATTATCTCCAAAATACTCTGCCCACCCCTTTGTCAAACCCAGGCTACCATCTCCAATTGGAGGAGGGAGCCTCATACCCAGCGATCGAAACAACGATCCTTCCAGAGCTGGGGGGTAAGGTAAGGGTGGCTTCGTGCCATCCTGCCGACGAAGTGCATGTGTCCAGGGGACTCACACAGCGCTGGTTAAAGCGCCTCCGCCGGCAGCCACAGATGTCAGACGTCCTTCGTGGACAACGCATTAAGCTTACCCGCCGTCAACCAAACGACCCCGACGCCCCCATTTCTGGGGACGCCGTGGGTTTGAGTCTGGAGGACTGGGCGGATGCGTTGATCCTGGAGTCTGCCGATCTGAGCGCGGCAACTGACTACATTGGGCACGAGGTCGCTCAACGCGTATGGCTCGCCCTTTGTAGGGCAAGCGGCGAAGACCAATCCGTGCTATGTGAAGCAGGACTTCGGATCTTGGGTCCCAAGACCATTGTGGACGGTGATACCACCGTAGGCGGCATCCACATGGGTCTCGGGCTATCCTGGATAATCCTGTGTGTAGTCAATAGTTGGGCGGCTGAGGAGGCGGGTATTCCCCGCTCAGCCGTGGCGATCTGTGGCGATGACCTGGCGGCGCTGTGTCTTCCTGCGGAGGCAGAAGCTTATCAGCGACACCTTACATCCCTAGGGATGGTGGTCAACTGTTCAAAGAGCTACCGAGCGAAGGCCGGCGTCTTCTGCGAACAATTTGTTGCCATTGACGGTACTGACGAGAGCCCACATGAGCTCGGAGAAGTTGTGACAGCTAGGAGTTACCCCCTGATTGGGCTGTCTGAAGCAACTGGTGCAAAGAGTGACCTCGGAATCTCTGAGGACAAATACACCGTAATGCAAAGTCTCATCAAAGAGTCAATGCAATGCACCAGTGTGCGCCAACTCCCCAAGCCTGAGCGCGACCGCCCATGGTCCCTCCAGCAACCTGCGGCTGCTACTTGCCTTCGCACTGCTAAGCGCTTGGGCAAGGGTTTGAAGAACCTTCCCGAATGGGCGGGAGGCAATGGACTGAGTGCCAAGGCACCATTGAAGATGGTGTGGCATCTATCTCAGTCGGGCAAGTGTAGCTTGCTACGGAAGAAGTACTCAAAGAGCACTCCTGCCGTCTGGGTCAAGGCCCAGTTGCAAGCCATTCAAGACTCTGTTACCAACGTGCCCCAGAAGGGCAGCATAACGCTCGAGGCAGCCAGAACGGCCGCCAAGACGCGGGCAGAGTGGAAGAGGCGCTTAGTGGTTTCCCGTAGGGTACCACATGGTAAGAACGCTCTCCCCCCGACAGTGATTCAGTCCAATTGCTCGTTGAAGCAGATCAGCTCTGCCTCCGCCAAGTACAAAATACTGGCAGAGACAAAGTCAGCGACCCGCTCCGACGCTCAGATGTGGTCCGATATTCTTGCGAGCGACTCCCTAACCTCACGGTCAAGGAAGCTGCTCCATCGGATCTCTCGTCAAAGAGGTGTCGGCTCCAAGCCAACACCCGTGATGATTTCACGGGCAGCGAAACTTCTCCTTAAGGGGAAGTGTGAGTTCGCTGATATTTCCGATCAGAACTGGTTAGTTGCTGATCATCCGCTGGCCTATAGGGGCCGCGGAATCAACCACCCCACTGCATAACCTTTCGGTTCCACAGTTAGAGTG